AAGGACTCTCTACCTTTGCAGTTGAAATGTCTGAACTAAGGACAATTTTGCGTCTAGCAGATAAGAACAGCTTGGTTCTTGGCGATGAGTTGTGCTCTGGAACCGAGAGTATTTCTGCAACAAGTATTTTTGTAGCAGGTATTCAAAAGTTACAAAAATTAGAGAGCGCATTTATTTTTGCTACACATTTGCATGAAATTGTCAACTATGAAGAAATAACCTCGATGAAAAATATTTTATTAAAACACATGGCAGTTATTTATGATCGAGAGTTAGATATTCTTGTATATGATAGAAAGTTGAAAGATGGTCCAGGGACAAACATGTATGGTCTTGAAGTTTGTAAGTCTCTTTCTCTGCCGGAAGATTTTTTAAATTCTGCATTAGAGATCAGAACAAAATATTTTCCCGAAAAAAATAGTAGTATTCTTTCTCTTAAAACCTCGCACTTCAATTCGCAAAAGTTGGTATCGATCTGTGAAAAATGCGATATTCAAATAGGAACCGAAGTGCATCATTTACAGCACCAGTCAGAAGCTGATAAAGACAATATAATTCGAAATTCTGCAGTTCCTTTTCATAAAAATCATCCCGCTAACTTGATGACGCTTTGTGAAAAATGTCACAATGAACTTCATAAAACAAAAAAACAGCATAGGAAAGTAAAAACTTCAAAAGGTATTAAAATTCAAACTATTGAAATCATTTAAAATCTTTACATAAAATAGAAATGGAGATGGAACGTTACGAGGTATTAAAATGGGAAATAGACGATAAAAAATTAAAAGAATGGAGATGTTTAGATGAAAAAATTCCAAGGAATGAGGCAGGAGACTGCGCAATTAATACGTTATCCTTTTTTGGTTTATTAGATAGAGAAACTGCGGAACTTGTTGCTTCACAAAAAAATTCCGCATATGCCGCCGCACAAACGCCCGGAGAACGCCTTTTTTTAGGAACGCCGACCTATGAAGTTACAGATCATTTGTTTAATATATCTGATTTGGCGGATTCGTATATAAAAAAAAATTTCAAATTTTTTTTTTTTCCATTAGATAGAGAACATGTAAGTTTTTACTTAAAGGATAAAATCCCCCGAGGATATGGAACATTAATTAATTTATACAGACCAGATCCCAAGGGAGGTCATACGCTAATATTTGCCGTAGATCTTCGCGGAGAATCTATTTTCTTAGATCCTCAACAAATGCAAACATTTGTTGGAGAAGAATCTATTAATAAAATGTTGCAAGATCAAGAGTATAATCGATTTGCTTTATTGTATGCTTCTGCTAAAAATCCACATAATCGAACCGAAGTAAGATATAGTGTAAGAAAACCAAAATCTGATGAACCACCATCCAAAAAACAAAGAACTGCTGGAGCAAAAAAGAGAAAAACAAAGAGAAAAAATTTCTCAAAGAAAACTAAAAAAAATTATAGACGTAAATATTATAAGAGAAACTAGTACAAATAAACCTTAGAATTTTCTTTATTGTAATATATTTCCCAAAAATATCCCGAAATATGTTTACTACCATTCCAAATTGTTTTATCAGCTACACTTATTACCATAAATTTTCCGTTTACTTTGAACCACGCACAGCCGGATTTTGTTGGGGTGCAGGCCGAATATTGTATTTGTTTTATTGTCGATCGATTTTTCAACATTTCAAAGCGCGGATCATTTTTAGATATTTGATTCATGTATTTTCCATTTCTCCAATGGCCTTCCCCGGTATACAATTTTATAATATCGACGACATATTCTGGAAGTTTCGCTTGAAGAAGATTTGACATATTAGTTTTTGTTTCTTATTATCAAAGATATCGAATTCAATTTTTTTTGAGTATTTAAGAAATTGAAGTAAAAATAAATTTTTATTGTGCATAACTAATATAATGGGTAAAGTACTTGTCCTATATGTTTTTCACGAATATAATGATCTTGTAAAAAATTTTATAAATAATGGTATATTTTGTGATGCATCCACAGACTTTATCATAATTTGTAATAATAAAAATATAATGTTTGATGTTCCATTTTATGTAAAAAAAATAATTCGTGAAAATATAGGATACGACTTTGCGGGTTGGAGTGAAGCACTTCTTAAAGATAATTTATACAAAAATTATGAAAAGTTCATTTTTGTTACATCTTCAGCTTACGGCCCATTTCTTAAAAATGAAGGAAGATGGACTGATGTATATTTAAATGAATTAAAACACAATATAAAGTTATTTGGAAGTACTATTAATACCTGTGAAGATCCTTTAAATAAAGCTCACGTTCAGTCGTATATTTTTGCTATGAACAAAGAAACGTTGGAATATCTAATTAAGTGTGAAATATTCAGTATTACTAAATATGCAACAACTTTTGATGAGAATATATGGAATAAACAAGTAGCCATGTCTAGAAAAATCGTTGAAAATGGTTGGAATATTGGTTCGTTATTGCCTCATTATAAGAATATTGATTTTACTGCGGCAAATTTTTCTTATTATAATATGAATTTTTTAAACGATATTATGCATAATGAACATAGAAACGTTTTATGGAACGAATATCAATTAGTTTTTGTAAAAGGGAATAGGAAAATTTCCTTAGCAAAGATTTAATGATGACGTCTTGATTTTTTATTTCTACGTCGTAAAGTTTTCTTTATTCTGGAGAATATATTGCTTGATACATTTTTTAAAGCTTTGAAAGTGTTGACTAAACCTTTCTTTACAACCGGTGTTCCTTTCTTTGTAACAAATGTTCCAACATTCTCTAGTCCTTTTTCTACTTTTGGTAACATAGTCGCAGTTGTTGAGCTAATTTTTTTCATACTTTTACGAAAAAAATTATTTTTACGCATTTTTGATTTTGCCATTATAAGATAACTATATAAAATATTTATTTTCTGCGAGACTTTCTAGATTTTCTACCTCCTTTTGTTCTTTTTCCGGTTCTTCTTTTTCTTCTTCCTCCTCTTGCCATTAACTGCTGACCTGGCAAGGTAACACGTGGGTGTTGCTGAGGATTATAGGACTTCGAACCCCAGCCGGGCTGTGAATTATTTTGCCAAGGCATATTTGGAGGCGGAGGCGGTCTCATAAGACTATTGGTCCAACCAGAAAAACCAGACATTTATATAATATGAAAATATTTTATTTTATTCGTGCTTTTTCTAAATATAATATGAAACGCCTTTGCAAGTATACAGAAAAAATTGATTTTAAAGTAAAAGATAATAAAAATGTAACACAATTATATATACAGAAAATGATTATCCCAGTTAAATGTTTTACGTGCGGCTGCGTTATTGCAAATAAGTATCGTTACTATATAGAAGAGGTTAGAAAAAGAAAAATTGCGAAAGGAATGGAAAATGTAGATAAAGTTTTATATTTGACTAAAGAGTTTAACGAAAAAACTCCGGAAGGTGATGTTTTAGACGAACTTAATCTTACAAAAATGTGTTGCAGAAGACACATGCTTACACACGTTGATATTGAATAAATTGTTACGCCTCGATTTTATTTGTAGAATAACTTTTTTTTACTCTGGTTAATATATAGTCAATGAAAAGTTATAAAAATAAAACTCAAAAACTTTATAGTATGAAAGGATGTAGCCGTTTAGGTAAATATAAAAAAGGTGGGGTGAAAAAAATGCGTTGGGGAACACAAAAAGGAGGATGTGGCTGTGGCTCTAGCACCATGACTGGTGGAAGAAGACGTCGACATAAAAAAATGCTTGCATACCCTGCGTCAAATTCACAAGCCCAAGCGCAATTTACAAAGGGAGTTTTAGCATATTCAGGACAAAATGGTGGACTAAATGCTAATTTACCTTATGGTCAAGTGCCACCTTCCAACAATGAATTTCCTCCCGGAGTTAGTCAACCACAAAATTTACGAGGTGGAGAAGTCATTAATGAAGCGGTTGTTTATGGTCCCATAAATAATTATGGTGGAAGAAGACGTAGAAAAGGCGGAAATAGTGGAAGATGGCCTGATGGGTTAGTAGGATCTCCATGGTCATCTAATTCGTTACCCGGAGCTAACGGAATTTCTGGAGATAGAAATTATTTGGCGTATAATAACTATAAATACGACCCTCAAACACAAGGTGTAATAAATGGTAGAGCAATGTCCGGAGGAAGAAAAACGAGAAAAAATTTGAGAGGCGGCGGATTAATTCCAAATGATTTAGTAAATATTGGAAGACAGATGATGTTTGGTGTAAATAGTGCATATAACGCATTAGCCGGTAATCCTTCTCCGGTGAATCCTCTTCCATATAAAGATCAATTTTCTCGTACGCCTATGCACTAATTTGGTTTCACTTTTATCAACGACATACTTTGATAAAAGTTTTATTAATGAAATATTTTGTATGCAGATACTGCCATAGCTCCAAACATCACGACCATTGCCACATAGTCATCATAAGACGTCGGACTGATAAACAAATACTTATTTGATAAAAGTTGAACGCCAAATGACGTTAAATATCCATATAAAAGAAGCTGCGCCGGATTCAAGTATTTATTTGCAAGTCTTAAATAAGGAATATAAATTACAACATTTAAAGTTGCCCAAAATTCAGATGTTAATAATTTATATAAATAAGAAGAGTTTTCCAGAATTGGCAAGGTCTGCGCATATGTAGCAATTAAAGCGATAAAAGCAGAAATTATTGGCAAAGTAAATACTAATATATATGTTAATATGTTTTTCATATAATATATGAAATTATAAAAATTTTATATCACAATAAATATATGACATCAAACTTCACTAACTATTTAATATTTTTTGTGCTATTTATTATTGGTCAGTCTCTTACTATGATAGGATCTTTTATATCCCTTCCGTATAAAAATTTGACTATTTGGCAGGCGCTTAAAATGTCACTTCCATTTGTTTGGCTTGATTGGATATTTTTAACTTATGCAATTCTTATTTTACACAAAAATTCTTTACTAACAAATACACAATTTTTATTTACATTGATTGTTTTTCAATTTGGTGCGGCTCTATTAATTAATAAATTTTACCTTAAACAAACAATAAATAAAAGTGACTATGTTGCAATTACTCTGTTGATTGTTGCATACATTATTTCAGAGTTTCACCTGTTTTCTAAATTTTTTAACTTGCCTATTCCAGAGGTAAAATCTTCTTCAAGTAAAAAAGAAGAGATTGCTGAAGCAGAAAAAGCATAAGTAAGATGTCAAAAAATAAAAATAATTTTCTTTATTATATACAAATGAAAAATATTAAGAATGGAACTTCTTATCTAATGAATGGCTGGTTATATATTTCTGTAAAAGGCTCACCTAAAGAAAGAGGATTTGCGCATGGTTATTTTGCGGCAAAAGAGTTTAAGGAAATTCAAAAAATGATGAAATTTATGGTTTATGAGGATACCGGAAGACACTGGGATTATTTTATAGAAGCAAGTAAGACCGCGCTTAAACCTACCATAATGAAACACTTTCCAGAATTTTATGAAGAAATGGAGGGGATTGCGGAAGGATGTAGAGCAGCTGGAACAGAAACATCTGTTGACGAAATTATTGCGTGGAATAATAATATTACTTTGCTAGATTGCTGGTATCCTACTACGCAAGCAGCAAGCGGTGGACCAAAAGTTGGATCTGAGGGTGGTGCTAAAGATAGATGCAGCGCGTTTGTCGCAAACGGAGACTACACTACCGATGGTAAAATTGTTATTGCTCACAATAGTTTTGTCCAATATATGGATGGGCAATATTATAATGTTATTCTTGATATTAAACCAGTAAAAGGGCACAGAATTATTATGCAAACTGCGCCATGCTGTATTTGGAGCGGAACTGATGTTTTTATTACTAGTAAAGGAATTATGGGAACTGAAACTACAATTGGCGGATTCGGTTCGTATGAAAATAATTACACCATTGCTTGCAGAATAAGAAAAGCTATGCAGTATGGAAATACTTTAGACGATTATGTAAAAATATTACTGGACGGAAATTCTGGAGACTATGCAAATGCGTGGCTTTTTGCGGATATTGAGACAAACGAAATTATGCGATTTGAGCTTGGTCTAAAATATCACGATGTAAAACGTAGTAAAAACGGCTATTTTTATGGTTGCAATTTTGCATTTAGTCCAGAAATTCGAAATCTTGAATGTTCTGATACAGGTTATTGCGATATTCGTCGTCATCAGGGTTCGCGTCAAGTCCGAATTCCGGATTTGATGGAAGAAAATAAGGGAAAAATTAACATCGAAGTTGCAAAAAAAATAATTTCTGATCACTACGACGTTTATCTCAACAAAATTAATCCTTGTTCGCGCACTATTTGTTCTCATTACGACTTGGACGCTCGCGAATACATGTCAGATCCGTCAAGACCAAAACCATTTCAAGCTAGAGGTGTTGTTGACGGCGCTGTTATGGACGCAGAATCTGCGAAAAAAATGGCTTTTTATATGCGCTGGGGGAATTCTTGTGGAATTCCTTTTAAAGCGAAAGAATATTGCGATAAACATAGACAATGGTCACAACTTGAACCTTATTTAAAAGATCGCCCTACCCAACCTTGGACATATTTTACAATCACAGATAATTACAATAAAAAAACAAGAACATTGAGACCCGAAAAAATGGGTAAAAAGACTCGAAGAAATAATAAATAAAGTTTATATTTTTATATGTTTCAAGTATGATTTTGTCGCACCTTTAATGATTTTATTAAAAAATTGAAATCTTTTATTAAATAGTTAAACCTCACAAAGAATGTCATCAATTATTCATTCGCAAAAGTATTGCGAAAAGAAAATGAGAGAAATCCGTGCTTTGAAACAAAAACAGAAAAATAATACAGAAGAACTAGAGAAGATACAAAAAGAAGAATACTACAATAATATTATTAAACGTCATTATAGAAAGATTCTAAATGTTATACCCGATGATGTTCAGCAACATATTTGGGGTTTTGTAGATACCAATACCAAACTAAATTTTCTGAGAACAATATATACTCCAGACTTAATCAAGAGCAAATTATTGTCACTTGAGTATAATCAGGTCAATATTAAAAAGATATTTTCTTGTCTAAAATATGTGAAACCAATATTTAACTACTATTTGGACAAAGACGGCCATATTTATAAAAGATGGCTATGTTACATGAAAGACAATGTAGAATATTTTATGCAAAAACCACCTCAATCTGAAAAAAACTATTATATCAATATTATAATTTCTATTATTGTTGCGGTTGTAAAAAATTATACGAGAATCTACACAAATAATAAGATTGATGTAGCTATTAAAAATTATACAACAACCTTCATAATTACTAAGGATGCTAAGGATATTCGTGAAAGAGAAAAAGATATGATAAAACTATTTTGCAGAATTCAATCTATGTAATATTTATTTCATATATTTTTTTTTATTTTTAAATAAAATGGGCGTTTGAAATATTAAAACGCGATGTTTTCACTAATGTTATGGACAAATTTTTTATAAAGAGTTGTGTATAAGTTTTGCAGTTTATCATATTTCATATTAAATTTACCATCTGCTTTGTCTATGTCTATACTTTCAATTACATTTTTATCTTGCACTATTGTCTTGCTCATTGTGTCTCTCGTAAAGTAGTCGCCCAAGTCGTTGAGCCATCCTTTGAAAAGAACTGACTCAAAACTATACCAAAAATTTCTATATGTCTTAACAAATAATTTTGAATGGGTTGCGTTAATTGGAAGAGCAAATGTAATGACTGTGCTAGTAAATGGCCCAAATATGACTCTAGCAATTGTAGTATGCGGCAAAATAAACTCATTCTCAATCAATAGATTATCCATATTAAATACACGTTTTACCATTGACTTTTCTCCTGATGTATAGTTGTAAATTGTTTTATAGTGAAAAGGAACATCATCGACTTTATAGGGAGGAATTTCGCTTATCGGACTAGGATTTTCGGTATTTCCAAACGTGTGAACAAATCCAATATGCATGATATCTAGTGAGTTTTCACTAACTATTCTCCCATACGCATTGAAGTTTTTGCTAAGTAAAATAGATTTAAATTTTTCATCTTTACCTTCTGGTTCTTCGAATATTTTCTCCATCAACTCTTTACTGCATACTTTTTCACTTATGGTATTCATATAAATCCAACCATTTTTGACAAGTATCGGGTAAGAGTTCAAGTTTTGACAAGGACTATTTTGAAAGTTTGGAATTCCAGGAACAATTTTTAAAATTCCTCCGCCGTCAAATTCATACGCATGATATGGACAAACAATATTGTTATTATTTAGTGTACCGATAGAAAGCGACGCTCCACGATGTGTACAAGAGTCATCGACACAAAAGTAATCTGTTCCATTATTCCAAAAAGCGTAATTTTTTCCCCAAATAGTTGCTTTATTTATTTTATTTTTTTTAATTTTATTAGATTCGCCAATAACATACCAATTTAAATTATATTTTTCATCATCGCAAAATGAAGTTACTGGATGAATAAAAGATTCATCGGTTTCTACTTTTGGAAGATCTGCCTTGAATTTATTACTTAGTCTTGCATATGGAATTATGTTTATAAATCCACATGTAAATAAGATACGAGCCAAAATAATAGGAATAGTTATTATATTTCTGTAGTTGACCATCTATGTAAAGTTGTCTCTCTAAGAAGAAGAAAAGATCTTTTCAATTTTCTTGATAAAGTTTAAGTTGTCAAATATATAATCCTTTGTTGTTTTTATTTCTCTTGCATATTTATCTGGATTTTCTAGAATTTTCTTTATTAGTTCTATGTCCTCATTTATTCTTCCAGATAGTTCTATATATCTGTCTCCAATAGATCTTTCTACATTCTTACATCCCAAATAAATTGGAATAGTTTCGCACATAATTGGTGTCATTATTTTTTCTGAAAAGTATTCATTACTGCAAAAATTTTCGACTGCGATTGTAAAGATATAATCATCGTACGGCTCAGTTTTATCAAATATCCCTTTTACATTTCGAATATGATCAGGTATTAAATTACAACCTCTGCCATAAATATCAACCGGTAAATTATTATTTATGATTTGACTTACAAGTTCAAACCTGTATTTATGTCCAGGTGCACTATTTTTTTCACTAAAAACAATTGACATAGTCTTCTTTTTTTCAATTTTCTTATTTGAAAATGGATGTTCAAACCACATAAACCCGTGATGTTCTAGAAAAGGTTCACCAAGATCACTCTTGTCTCCAATAAAGTATTTTCCAATATGTTTTTTTGCATATTCTATAAATTGTGGTGTTAATGAAAGAAACGGAAGAGGCTCGCACGCCAGACCTAGAACATTTTTTTTATCTATTGTTAAATTTGGCATAGCTTTATTTAAAATAACTGCGTGAGTATAGTCCTCGTCGCACGTTATGTATATTTCTTTTCCAATTCCATAATTTTCTATGGCATCTACTTTGCACGTTCTCTCAAAATTCTTTTTACAAATATCACTACCGCAAAAATCTGAAAATATTTTGACTTTTATTTGTTTCATATAAATAATATTTATAAAACGTCTTCAATATATTTCATGTATTATAAATCTAATAAGAAAATATCATTATAAAAAAAATATGAATAGTATTATATATGGACGACATATCTTGGAAATTAATTGATATATACTTCAGAGACAATCCAAATAACTTAGTAGCTCATCATTTAGAATCGTATAATCGCTTTTTCAATAGCGGAATTCACAGAATTTTTCGAGAAAATAATCCGGTTCGATTTATTGAACGAGAAGAAAAAGACGAAAAAGGTAACGCAATTGAAAATCGGAATGAAATTTTGTTGCATTTAGGTGGCAAGGATGGAAGCAAAATATATTTTGGAAAACCAATTATTTACGACGATCAACACGCCCATTATATGTATCCTAATGATGCAAGACTAAGAAATATGACGTATGGCACGACAATACATTATGATGTCGATGTTGATATTATTTATTACATAGGCGAAGAGAGAAAGGAAGAAACTACTACTTTAGAAAAAATTTACTTAGGACGTTTTCCCATCATGTTGCAGTCAAATTTGTGCATTTTGAAGTCATTAGATCCGTCTGTTCGTTTTAACATGGGAGAGTGTAAGTACGACTATGGCGGATATTTTATTATTGACGGCAAAGAAAAAGTTATTGTTTCGCAAGAAAAATTTGCCGATAATATGCTTTATGTTAGAACGTATAAGGAAGGTGAAATATATAGTCATTCTGCAGAAATTCGTTCGGTCTCTGAAGATGCTTCCAAACCAATACGTACAACCGGAGTTAAAATGATCTCTCCGACGCCAGCTCTTTCCAACAAGCAAATTGTGGTTTCGGTTCCCAATGTAAGAAAACCTGTGCCTCTTTTCATATTGATGAGAGCTCTTGGCATTGTTTCTGATAAAGAAATTATTGAAACTTGTCTTTTAGATTTGGAAAAGAATAAATCATATGTTGATTTGTTTATCCCTTCTATTCACGATGCAAATAAAATATTCAACCAAGAAACTGCTATACGATTTATTGCCACATTTACAAAAAGA